TCTCCAGCATCAGGAGCACCCCCTAACCCGCCATATGTGGCAAATTCAGCTGCAGCAGTTTCCTTTTGCTTCTCAAGGCGATCGATTTCTTCCTGGACATTCGTCACCCATGGATGGTTCGCAATGATCGTTTCGTCGGAGATGACGCCAACGCTATCCTTCGCATTTTTCACGGCTTCGGTTTCGTTGATCAGGATGTCCCGGTTAAAGATAAATGTCACTTTTTCATTTGAGAAATCACCGGCTCCGCTATTTGCCAGATGGATGTTTACGAACCAAAGCAGTTGCTCCAATGCCCACTTGAATTCTGTTTCGATCAGGTTACAATCCATGTCCAGGTCAGCATATAGAAATTTCAGCGCAACGCCCGACACGTCCCCGCCGATCCGCTCGCTTTGTGTATCGACGCCCCGGCCAAATTCGTATATGTCCTTGCGGTTCTTATCCAAATGGACCTTGAATGCTTCCGTATTGATTTCAGCTTTTAGGCTATCCACTCCGCCGTCGCCCGTCACTTTGACTACCCGGAACTGTGAAAGCATATATCGAAATTCGCCCAAATCCTGCCCGTCGTAGTTTTTGAGCACAAGGATATCGCTATCGGGATTTTCCTCCAAGACATTCGAATTATCCGACTTCTGCTTGTCATAGTCGTCAACGAGCGATTTGATTTGCTGAAGTAACGGCTGCTCTTCCTTGTTGTATTTCCAGCAAATAAACGGCGGCCGTGTCCAGTTGAAATGCATTTCCTCGCCCTCAGGGTTGACGATGGTGAGGTGCGAGTCATACGCACCGAATTCTACATCCGGCACAAAAACGTCATCCTCATACACATATCGATGAATGCCGCTTGAATCCCAATATTCGATTTTGGCGACTTGCTTTTTCTGCTTGTCCTCATACGTGACGTACCACATCACCCTGACGACCGCATCCAGTTCAGTATGGTCAGCGTCACGCCACAGCGGGATGATCTCCTGCGCCGGAATTCGCTTCAGCCTGAACTGACCTTGCTCGTCGTAATATACGTGCAGCCACGCCCGGCCCTTCGTCACGGCTTCTTTACCGAGGTTCTGAAGCATGCGCTGAAAATTATCGTTGAAATAATCGTTCGTCAGAATCTCCTGATACTGCTTGTTCTCAGCCTGCACAGTCAGCGGCTTCGACAGCAAATAGCCAACTTTCTGATCGACCAATTTTTTCAGGAAGTTATGAACGAGTTTGTTGTTTGCAACGTGCTTCAGTTCGATAATCTCGCCATTCTCGCCGATACCCCAACGCTTTCGCCGCAGGATATCCGGATCAGCCTCATAGTAACGCTCGCCGACGATCATCCAGGCACGTTCCCGGGATGCAAGCCAGTCCTTCACTTCTTGATAGATGATGCGATCCGGGTCGGACGCCATCTTCCCATTGAGGGCTATTTCGGCGTACAATGCCGCGACATCAGGTGCTTGTCCAAATATCAAAGGTATCTCCTCCTTTCCTAGTTGAATGAGAACGTCGGCCCTCTGCGCTGCTCCTCGACGCTATACCGCAAAGCAGCCATTGCGTCATCCAAGAACTCTACCGGCTCGTCCAAGTAAACGTTCAATTTCGAATCGAATTTCCATTTCCATTGCTGAATTTCTTTGATCGTATTTATGCAGCGCGGATGGATGTAGATTTTCTGCTTCTTAAGCCAGTCGATTTGCGCCTTTACGCTACCGGGCTCCTTTACCACCGCTCGGGCGCGGTATCCAGCATTCTTCCATGTCTTGATACGGTCCGGTTCGGCGGAGTCACAAAACATAGGAATCCGTTTATCCAAGCTCCTGTTATCTGCCAACTGGATGATTTCCCCGGTGTCCTTCTCGTGGACATAGATTTCATCGCAAATGTACAGGGCGTTTTCCTTAAAGCCGACATCCAGAATGGCGTTAGCGTGGTTAAAGCCGAAGTCCTGCCCGTAGCTCTTGCTCTTAAACGCGCCAAAACTTGTGTCGAACTCTTCAACGACGTAATTGGTCAGGATCAGCCCGCCCAGCTCGCCCCAATCCCCGAGGCCGTATACGCGGTAGCCGTCCGGGTCCTGCTCTTTTCGCATCATCATGCGGCGATGATATGCTTCATCAATGAATCGGTTTTTCAAGTACGTCGAATGGTGAGCGAATATATCCGGATGCTGAACGTCAAAATAACGCCTCTTCACAAAATGAAGGGCGCTAACTGGGTTGAATGTCATTGTGATTTGATAAAACAGATTCGGATTGTCCAATATGCCGCGCAGCCGGTCATCCAGGATATCGACGTCCTTTTCGTCCAGCTCGGTAGCTTCCTCGATCCAAATCCATGTAAGCTTGCCGCGTTCGAAGTTAATGGACTTGATTTTCTCCCGTTCGCGGTCGTCCTTCATACCGCGGAAAATGACCTTCGCGCCTGTGACCTTGCATTCCAGTTCTAACGGGCTTTGAATAATTCGCCAGTATTGCTGCCAGCGCTCGCCGTAAATCCGGAATATCGCCCCGCGCAGCTCCGCATACGTCGAATAGCGGTTCGTCGCATCCACTTTCCGGACGACGAGGAGGTTGGCCCCTTTATACCGCACATCCGATAGCTTAAGGATGAAGTCTTGCGCCACGTTAACGGACTTTCCGGAGCCAGCAGAACCTTTCATGATTCGGTAGCGGTGGCGGCTGAAATTGGCGTCTCGGAAACCTGGATTAAATTGTACTTTGACTGTCGCCATCTGCACCGTCCCCGTAATCAACTGAAATCGTAAATTCTTTGTCCTGGTCGGCTTTTGGATCGAGTTTGTCGATTTCAAGTTTCATCTTTTGTAGTTCCAAACGCCGCTTGTCCTGCATCTCGTCTGGCGATGCTTCCCGAATCATATCTTCATACTGTCGAATCATTGAGGCGAGCTGCCCCATCGCCCGAGCTTGAGCATTAAGTGCGGTAGCCTGCTTATCCCAAGCATGTTGCAGTTCCCATTCCGTTTCGCTCATGTTGTCTGACTCTTTGGTTCTCTTCAGAACCTTCGTCATATCGTCCTTATCCCGAACGAACATAATTTTCTGTGCTCGAACGATATTGGTCCACTTGATACGAATAGACGTCCATAACATGTCGAGCGGAGAAATAGAATCGGCAGCGTCAAATATCTCCAGCGTCTCCGCATCATTCGGCAGAAATTTACGGAATAAACCATGTGTGACCGCGTTGCTGTTTCCTCGCGGCGCTGCTCCGCCGGAATTGCCCACTGCATACCGATTTCCATCGGGCGCACCCTTTCGTTTTGTGTGCACACCTTTTTCAGATGGTGCACCCTTACCGCGCTCCCATCCGTGTCGTTGCTTCCAACTCTTAACGGTGTTTAATGTGACTCCGTACTTATCGGCGATGTCCTTGTATTTCATGCCGTTCATGTAATCTTGTTCTGCTGCCTTATGTGCTTCTGCCATGTCGCACGGTCACCACCTCCGGGAAGTGTTTGTTTTGCAATTTTCGGACTATCAATTGATGGCTATGTAAATCAGTAACAACCAAAATACTGTGCTAATCAAAATACCATAAAATAATCCGCGTACCGGGCTTAGATCATCATTCATCCTTCACACACCTCTGTTTCGGACAATATTGCTTCATCCCGTCCCACTTACCCCATACACATCGTTTGCATTGTTCTGGTTGCTTCGGCCTTTCTGGTTCCTCTAAATACTTCCGTTTTTTACTCACTCAGGCTCCCTCCCCTGCCAAAATTGTATGAGTGATTAACCCAGCGCAAAAAGAGCCGCAGCATATTCGCTACGACTCCCTCGCACGATCCATCTTTTCACTTTTCCACAATACAAATATAGCACCTCCACATGCAACTTTTCGGCCTTATATTGGCCATAAATCGGCCATTGATCGGACATATATTATTCATCCCGCAACACTACTAATCCCAGTATGCCGGCTAGTCGGTGAATAGCTAGTGACTTCATCCGCCGATAATGCCGATCACTGTATCCTAGCTCTAAAGCAACGTCCGTATCCGATACGTAATCATCATCCAAAAACCGCATGCGGATGATCTTTTGGTGACGTGAGCCAAGCCTGCTTATTGCCTTCTCTACACGTTCAACATGCTTTCTGCGGCGCTCTGGATCATCTACATTTCGAGTTGCTATATCTCCTGTCTGATCGCTTGTGCGTCCGGTGAAGCTCCGAGGCATGTCGCTATAAGATGCAACTATCGACGGCTCAACCGGAATATATTCTGTCACTTTATATTCGCGAGCTTCTAAAAGGTATTTTTCCACAGCGTCTTTCGTTGCCTGTTCGTCCACCTGATAAATGCTCATTGATATTTGTACTGCTCCCATTCCCCACACCCCGCTAATATGATATAGTGGTTGTAGGAACATGTATTCCCCAGCGCCTCCGACCAAGGCACACGCTGGGGAATTTTTTTATTTAATGATGAATCCAAATTGCTTTATTACATCGATCGGCAGAGGAATCCGACCAGATTTTTCATTTTTCCCCGGCCGCGCAATCCTATGAAACGCTCGATACAGTACGATGATTTGTTGATTCTGATATTGGACAATATAATTACCTGTTTCGTGTATCACAAATCCTATAAGACCATATTCGCTTAATTGTAATA